TAGCCACTTACCAGATGAGATGGTAGGTGCTGGATTCCCGGAAACGGAATCGAAGTATACGCAACTCGAACGGGCTAGGTGGTTTGTAAAGCAGATCAGGCTAGTCTCGGTTCCAAGCACACTGCTCAAGGTAACTCAGGTGCAGTACCAATTGATGCTGCTGCAATTAAAGAAGGGCGGCGCACCAATTTCATGGATTACGATCATGAAGGCGATGGACATTAATAATGCCGAGGGCGAGCAGGAGCAGTCATTTAAAGAAGATGAAAAACTCGCTAAACTCAAGATGTTTGCTCAGATTGACCTCATGCAGACAATGAAGAAACTGGGAATTGATCCTCAGGAGTTGCAGGGCGGTGGAGATGCTGGTGGAGCTAAACCGCATGGTGGTGGAAGGCCCGCTAGTGGGACTAAAGCCCCTCGTGTGAAGCAAAAAGGAGCCAAGGGCGGGGAACCACGGTCAGTAGTTAGTCAGAGCGGATAAGGTAGTTCGCGATTCGTAAATTGTAAATAGCATCTGGGAACCACAGGAGATAACAGTAAATGCCAATCAATATTAAGTCGCAGAAGGATGTCCTTACTACTGAGGTGGTTATTTCCTTGCCCACTGACCTTAACGCTCTTGATTCCCTCATGCGCTCCTCTAAAGCCACAGGAAAGATTGTCGCCGTTTATAATCAAGGGGGGATAATGGGCGTGAATATTGAGCAGAAAACACATATTTCAGAGAAAAAATCTGAGGATGTTAGAAAAATTATCGGCGTGGGAACTAGGGAAATGGCATAATTCCTGCGCTATTAAAAATAATTTACAATATCGCTTGACACAAACAACCTTTTAGCCTTACCTTTGGAATTGAAATTAGTGAGATGCTTAATACCCACGTTGCGTGGATGCTATTGAGGCTCCAATACCGGAACTCCGGTGTGGGGCCATTTTATTGGCTTCTTCCGGAAAAACCCACAAGGAGCCTATCATGGCCAAGCGTCATAAGATTTCCGCAGAACACATCGCAAAGAAGAGCACCAAGAAGAGCCGCAAGTCTGCCCGCAAGGTTCTTCACAGCAAAAAGGCAGTAGTCCGCAAGTAATCCTGACAGCCGCACTCTCATAAGGGGTGCGGCTGTTATTACGCCAACGATGGATTTTTTTGTGAGGAACAAATGGCCGCAGCTCCAATGCCTGACCCACAGCAACAGCAAGGCTCCACTCCTCCACCGGATGCTGGCGGAGCGGCCTCAGCCCCACAAGGTGGAGACGGTGGTCAGCAACCTTCTCCTTCCTCAGCCCCTGCAAATCCACTTCAAATGCTTCTCGCTCGTTGGTATCAGACTGCTAAACAGATGGCAGCTTCAGACCCGCGTTTGGCATCGGGAGCAGGTAAGGTGAGCGAGGGTATTCAGGAAATGCAAACGGCTATGGTAAGTCCTTCACAGCCAAGTTCTCCAAGTCAGTCAGCGCAGTAAGTAACCAGTAATTAGAGTTCCGGGAGATATACCAATATGACAGTCGCAGAAATTCTACTCCAATCCGGTTTGACCACAGAGCAGATTGCAGCTTTGGATGCGAAGGCTGTAGCCGCGTTCACTGGCGTGTTGACGACCGCCGAAGCGGAGCGCACAGCCGCAGCAGAGTCTGCTAAGACGGCGGCGGCGGAAAGAATCGCGGCGAAGGCATCACAGGACGCTGCTGAATTAGCGCAGCGAGCCAACTCAGAATTCTACAACGACACCATCATGCCGTCGTTGACGGGATGGGAAGACAAAGAGAAGGCTCTGCAAGCTGAGATTGCCAATTCTAAGGCGCTTGCGGCTTTCTATCAAGAACAGAATAAGGCTGCGAAAGAGTCTGGGTTTATCGCCTCTGACGCTCCCTTATTTACTCCTTCCGCTGTGACTCCTCCAGTGCGCAATGCCGGAGGACAATTTGTAGCAGGCGGTGGTGGGACACCCGGTAGCCCAACGTTTCGTATGGAAGATGTGGAAGATCGTCTCGGCAAAGGACTGGATAACTCAGTCTGGGCGCTACAGGAGTATCAGCGCTTGTCCGGTGGTCAGTTCCTTCCTGATTCGATCAGTAACTTGGCTCAGGAAGCAACAGCCAATAAGCTTCCTTTCCGTGATTATGTAGCTCGCAAGTATGACTTCCCAACCAAGGCTGCTGGATTGCAGGCTAAGGCTGAGGCAGAAAAAACAGCCAGCATCGCCGCCGCCGCCGTCGCTCCTTACGAGGAGAAGATGAAAGCGAAGGACGCTGAGTGGCAGAAGAAGCTCGAAGAGCAGGCTAAGACAATTTCTGAGCGTGGTGGGAACAATCCTGATGTACGCCGTGCGGCGATCAGTGAGTACCCAGATATAAAGAAAGCTGTTGCAGAAGGAACACGTAAGGACCCATTGAATTATGGTTCTCGCGAAGAGCGGCAGGTTGCAATGCGTAAGGATATTCAGACCAGTATTGCAGCGAATGAAGAAGCAAGCACAGCAGCTTAGTATAAAAAGTTTTAGGCAATTAGGAGATAGAAACAATGAGCCTTCCAAATGATCCACAGTTCGGGGAAATAACAGCCAACAACCTCGAAAGCGTAAGACGTGACGTAGTGTGGAATCAGTTATTCGTTGACACTCCGTTCCAAGCAAAGCTGCGCAGGGCGGGCGTGTGGGAAGACTTCCTTGGCGGCGCTGGCATGACGGAAGTCATCCAGTACGGTCGTGCTCAGGGCGCGGCTGTCAATCCCGGACAGACGGTTACGCTGACTCGTCAGCAGATCGACACCAAGGTAAAGTTCTATCCGAAGCTGTATGTCTCGTGGTTCCCGATGGACGAGTGGGAAATGGACGACGGCTCAGGTACGGGCGGCGTGATTAACTCCGGCCCTGCGAAGATTGCAGACGTGTACGGTCTCTATATGGAGAACATGGTGATGAACATCAACACCATGCTCGAAATGGACTCCTTCCGTCACGGGCAGGCAAACAATGCGACCATCAGCGACAACCGCATCAAGTGCTCGAACGGGCTGGATGAGGCGCTGAATAACGGCATCGATCCTTCGCTCTACGGCAACCGCTATACGACCTACGGCGGGCAGACGAGGAATGGGAACGTCGGCATCACATGGAACTCGACGCCTCAGTATCTCGGAACAGCCTCGGGCGGAACAGGACAGATCGACGTTGCTTCCTTGCAGAAGCTCTGGACACAGATCACAACCTGCGGTGGCAAGCCTACGCTGGGCATCACGAACGGCTTCGGCTTTGCGGCTATCGCGATTGCGCTCGATGCGCAGCGCCGTGACATCCAGTTGAAGAAGCACGATCTTGAGTGGGTAGCCTTCAGCTACAACGGCGTAGAAATCTACTCTGATCCTCTCGCGCCATCGGCAACCGCCCAGTATTACATTCCTCTGGGTCAGGCAGCAGGCGGAGCGGCTGGTAACACGAGCTTGGTGGACGGCGTAGGATCGAGCACCGCGACGATTCCATTCACGACGCCTCAGTTCACGAACGCGCAGGGTGGAGCAATCAACTTCTCGCGAACCAACTCTGGTCTACCGTCGAACACAACCATTCAGCCTTCAGAAGCGTTGTACTTCCTTGAGCCTGAGAGCTTCAAGGTTCGTCCGACAAACAAGTCTGGGTTCAAGTTTGGCGTGCGCCGTGTTCCGCAGCAGAACAACGTTTCGGTGGACGGCATCATGATGCGCTTGGGAATCAACCTCTACTGCGCTCAGCCACGCCATAATGCTTATTCTTTTGGGTTTAGCTCGTAATCTTGGTTGCAGTACTTTATACTGTAACTAGGAGAAATCAACCAATGACAAAGAAGATATCACAATTCGGAAACGAGTTTCAGTTGAAGGCTAAGGCTGCGGAATATGCGGTGGCGTCAAAACTGTCTCTCTTGGGCCATAATGTGATGTTTCCTGCTGTCGATGGCGGCTTCGATGTCATGCTTGGAAACGGGCTACGCATTCAAGTTAAATGCTCTCACCTAAGAGTTCACTCGAAGGCTTTCCAGTATCCCGGTTATCTTTTCAACTTGCAACGCGGAGCATGGGATAGCCTCTCTAAGAGATACCGTAAATCCGCTCTGCGTCCATACTCTGAAGTTGCAGACTTCTTTATTCTTTGGGGTATCGACGAAAATCGGTTTTTCATTCTCCCTACAAAGGGAGCAGGACAGACGGTTTGGTTTACACACCGTGGCTATGAAAGCAATTCACAAAATAAGAAGTATGCCCAGAAGATGACTGAAGGGCGTTTGCGGGATATGGAAGATCGCTGGGACTTGCTCGATGTGGAAGCTATGAGCAGCGAGTTGATTGAAAGTTCTGTAGAACAAGTTTTAGAAGTAACAAAGTTTTAGCAGCACAAGGAGAACAGCAATGCCAAATCTTCAATCACTTCCGACGTGGGGCGCTTGGAACAACGCGAACTTCACTTCGCCTACCGGACTCACCGATCCTGACTCCGGTCAGCCTGTCGCGGCAGGCGGCTTGAACCTTGGCGACTTTTTTGACGCGACCAATGAGGAAGCTGCAAATGCATCCTTCGGGGTCAATGGCATTCTGTATAGCGGGCGCTATCGTCTAGTGCTTGTTGACTCTGGTGCTACGGCTGCGAACGTCAAGACGGGCACCGTTGGCTACATGCTGGCAGGTGGTTTGTCTGGTGTGGTTCGGTCGGTTGTCATCACCACGGCAGGTACTGGCGCAACGAATGGAACCTATACTATTGCTGCCAATGCTGGCACGGGCACAGGAGCAGTCATTCAGGTTGTGGTTGCGGGTGGAGCTATCACCTCAGTATCGGTGTTGAATGGCGGCTTTGGCTACACCACTGTTCCTACCTTCACTTTGACGGCGACAGGAACGACGGGCGGAGTGGTTGCAGCACAGTTGGATTCCTCTCCGAACATCGTGACGAGCTACGATGTGGCTACTCTCTTCACTCGTCCAGTCGTGTTCCTGAACTCGATCACTCCCGGAAACTTCGGATTCGTGCAGGAACTTGGAACGGCTACAGTGCTTGGTGGGGGAACACTTACTTCAGCGACAGCCTCTGCCTTTGTCAACGCCGCTGCAACTGGCGTGGTCAATACGACCGTAGCATCAGGCTCTCCAATCGGAGCAACCATCGGTACGGCTATTGACCTTCCGGCAGTGAGCAATCTTTTCAAGGCTCAGCTTGGATATGCATGCACGACTGTACAGGATTAATGGAAATGGGGTAGATGATTCTGCCCCACATTCCACGGAGAACTAAGGAGCGATCATGGTTTTAACACTTCTAAGCGGTAACTACCCTGAGTTCATCGGACGGCGTAGCGCGTTCGTCGGAGTAGGGAAAGGTCCCGCGACTTATACCACAGGGACTGCTGATCCTGTGACTGTAAACCTTACTCCGTACTATATCGATGTGTTGTTTGGTGGGGTACTTGATACCACTGGAACATACATTGCTGTAGCAGTTCCGAAAGGAACTGGAGTTCGACAGTCATGGGGACTGCGATACAACGTAGCCTCCACGGGTGCTGAGTATGCTGGCGGTGCAGCACTAAGCGGATTAAGTTTTCAAATTGGTGGATTAGGCGGTCAGTTCTAACCGTCCAACGAAGTACGTCCTTCTCCCGGATGCCGTACACCCAAAACGTCCTGCTGGGAAACTAGCAGGACGTTTTGGTTTAGGAGCAAATGAATGAGCGACCCGCAATTCAATTCGGTAAACACAAACAGTTTGGAATCAGTTAGGAAAGGAAAAAAGATGAAGCCTAAGGAGAAACTATCCTCTAATGATGGAGATGGTTCCCACTGGGAATCTGCGCGAGAGAAGGAAAAGGCTATGAAAGCTCCGCGCAGTTCCGGAATCTATGTGCAGCCATCGAAGGCAAGAGCAAAGAAGATCAGCGCATCGGTAGCTGATTCGGGCAGGACAGAAAAGTATATGGGCAAGCGGAAGCCAGTACGCAAGCCATCGGTAAAGAAGTAAGACTAGATAGAGGAGTGCCTAAATGAGCTTTGCATCAATGCAACAGGAGTTATTAGGCATTCCCGGACTAAATCTCGGCCTCGTTAAGTCAAAAATCAACGAGGCGTTCACTTTGATTCAGGACGATAGGGTGTGGAGTTTCCAACAACAGACAGGGGGGTGGATGTCACCCGGTCTCTTGGGAGGACACACGTACCCAAACCTTAACTATCACGATCATCACTACGATCACGATGGCGGACACGACGACAGACGCGAAAACTATTTCGGTGGCCCCGGA